AACTGATTGATTTATTGATGAAAGTAATGAAATTTCTTCATCTATTATAGAGACTATGCATGTTAGAGTTTGAAGGTGGAGAAATGATAAATATTGATTAGTCCCAAAAATATTAGAGACTTTTAATCCAGATAAATGACATATTTTTAGGAGATATTGGAAACCTTATAAAAATGGTAATATGCCAGAAAATAGAATTTTTATTCCTGCATTAGCAAAAGATAATAAAAAACTTGATAAAGTTAATTTGGAAAAACTAGTAAATATGCCACCTTGACCTAAAAAGGAAAGATTATATTATTGAAATTTTGATTATGATGATACACCTTGAAGATTATTTAGTGATGATGATATAAATGATTTATTTAGTAATTATACTGAACCTAGTGATTTTAGATGTATAGTTTGAGATGTAGCAAGGGAAGGTAAAGATTTTGCAACAATTTTTGTTTTTGAGTGATATAAACTTATTGCTTATGAAATAATCCCTAAATGAAAGCTAAATAAATATTGAGAAAGAGTTGAAGCTTTTAGAAAAAAATATTGAATTCCAAAAAGTAGAGTTGTAATTGATGAAGATTGAGTTGGTTCATGAGTAGTTGATTTTTTGTGATATAAATGAATAGTAAATTGACAATCCCCAAAACAAGAAGGAGTTGATGATGAAGGAAGACCAATTATTCCAAATTATCAAAACTTAAAAACTCAATTATATTTTAAGGCAAGTCAGAAAGTTAGAGAGCATAAAGTAAATTTATGAATATTGCAACAAGAATATCAAGATATGTTAGCAGAAGAACTTGCAAATATAGTAGAAGTAGATTTTGATAAAGATTGAAAAATAAAAATAATTTCAAAAGAAAAATTGAAAGAAAAAATTTGAAGGTCTCCTGATTTAGCAGATACTCTTGCATACAGATTTTATTTTGATGTATGAGAGCAAGAAACTTTTATTGATATAACTATTTTATAATATGAATATAAGGCATCCAAAAAATCCTTTTAGTTGGATTAGTAAAGATAGTTGGAATAAACTTGACTTAAAAGCTAAGGATTATTTAATATTCTTGAGATTAAGAAAGTATACAAAAACTCAAATATGCAGAAAATTATATATTGAAACAGATAGTTGATATTGGAGACTAGAAAAAAGAGTAAAAAATATTCTAAAAACTGATATTGATAAAATCAATCAAAGGTTAAGTAATACTTGAAAATAAATATTTTTTGAGTATTGTTTTTATGTTTATTTATTAATAATTAAAAAATGAAATACATTTGAAGACAAATAAATGTTTGATTTGCAAAAGAGACAACAAGGGGGACAGCAGTTGCACCTACTTTTTGGTTCCCTAAAACAAATATTGATTTTGATGAAAAAATTGAAACAATAGTAGATGAAAGCTCTTTATGAGTTAAAGTAAAAGCTACTGAAGTTGAAGTAGTAAAAAGAACTTGAGAGTGAAGTATTGAAGGAATAGTTAGAGTAAATAGTATTTGACTATTATTCTTAAATATTTTTTGAAAAATAACTACTACTGAACTTGAAGAAAACAAGGCTTATAATCATAAGTTTGAAATAGAAAACACAAATCAAGCACCTAGTTTATCAATATGAGTTGATGAAGCAAATGGGGATTATCTTTTTGCTCTTGCAAATTTACAAAGTTTAACTCTAAATTTTAAGACTTGAGAATATGTAAATGTAAATGCAGAATTTAAAAGTAAAAAATGAGAGAGTGCAAGTTTAAGTGCAAGTTATTCAGCAGATGATTATAAATTTAGTGCAAAACATTCTATATTTAAAATGGCAGATGATTTATCTTGATTATCATGAGCAAGTGGAATTTGTATTGAAAGTTTTGAAATAACTTTTACAAAAAATCTTGAAGAACAATTTTGTTTGAATAGTTGAGTTGACTTAAATGATGTTATAGAAGGAGCTTTTGAAATATCTTGAAACTTAACAGCAGTATTTAATGATGAAACTACTTTTAAAAATGTAGCATTAAATTGAACTACTAAAGCAATGGAAATGAAACTAGTTGATACAAGTATTGATTTAGGATGATGAAATAATCCTAGTATTGATATAGTATTGCCAAAGGTTGCTTTTACTGATTATGGTAGAGATAAATGAAATGATAATACAGTAAAACAAAATTTAAGTTTTGTATGATTACAAGATTTAGACAGTGGGAAAGCTGTGGAAGTAAATGTGGTAAACTGAACTACTTCATATTAGTATTTAATATTTTAAAAAATGCCTAAAATAACAAAGGAACTAGAAAATTTAGTCAAAGATAATTTACAAACTCTTTATAAAGAAGTAAAGGATCTGAAAGCAAACAAGAATAATACTTTTGATGTTATTGCTACTACTGAAGATGTAGACAGAGACAATGAAATTATTAAGACAGATGGTTGGGAAACTGAAAATTGGTTTAAAAATCCAGTTGTTTTGATAGACCATAATTATAGAGTATCATCTATTGCTTGAAAGGGACTTGAATTTTATAAAGATGAAGAGTGAAGGATGAGACTAAAATGAATATTTGCACCAAATGAAGCAGGGAAACTTGCTCAAGAACTTTATAATTGATGATTTTTGAAAGCTGTATCAGTTTGATTTATAGTAAAACAAAGAAATCAAGATGATTATAAAATTATTGAAAGAGCAGAACTATTAGAAATAAGTTTTGTGGCAGTTCCAGCAAATCCAGAAGCAATATCTATGGATTGAAAAAAACTTGAAAGTGCAAAGAGATGTGGATTATTGAAATGTGAAAAAAGTGAAGATTGAGATTGAGACCCTTGGAAGTGAGATGATGATGAGAAAAAAAATGACAATGAAAAAGAACTTGATTTAAAAGAAAAAGTTGATAAGATAGAAGATGATATAAAAGAAATAAAATCTTTTATTAAAGGCTTAAAAAACACAGGAGATGATAATCCTAAATGAGATGATAGTAAAACTCAGCAAGATGAAAAATTATTTAAAGAATTCTTGCAAAATCTATCAAAAAATGCTAGTAAAACTTTATATCAATTAAAGAAAAAGGATTAACTAGTAGCAAAAAGTTTTATTTTAATACTTAACATAATATAAATTATGAATGAAGCAGAATTAAAAGCATTTCAAGAAAACTTTTTAAAAGAACTTGGAATAACAATGGATAGCATTATGGAAGAAAAATTAACTGAAAAGTTAAAAAAAATTAATGCTGATAGTGAAAAAACTATTGAAGATATGAAAGAAGAAATTAAAAAAATTTCAAAATCTTTAGAAAAACCTAATTTTAAAGGGGAAGATGATGAAGCAAAAGCTAAATCAGTGGTTGTAAATACTTTTAAAAAAGTAAAAGAACTAGGAATATCTAGTGAACAAGCATTTGAAAAAATCTTTCAAGATGAAGTAAAAGCTACTTATCAAAATGAAGGGACAGCTGGGGAAGGTGCAGAATTTGTATTTGATATTTTTGCAAAAAATGTATATGCAATTTTTGAACAATTTGAATTAGTAAAAGAATTAGACCCATTAACAATAAAAGGTAAATCAATTACTCTTCCTAGATATGATTGATGAACTGAAGCATATTGGATTGATGAAGGTTGAAACTTTACTTCAAGTAAAGGTTGAACTTGAAATATTAAAATTGACATATATAAACTAGGTGCTTTAGTAAGTTTTACTGAAGAAATGTTAGATGATGATATGTCAAATGAACAATTATTTAAACTAATTGTTAAAGAAATTTGAGTAAAATTTGCTTGAAAAATTGAAGATGAAGTTTTGAACTGAACTGGTGGTAAAATGGAAGGTATCTTAACAAATTCAGATGTTAAAGTTATTACTTCAAGTGCAACAGCTTATGCAGATATTACAGAAGGAGATATTTTGGATGCAGATGCATTAATTGATGAAAAGTATGATATAAATCCAAACAACAAAGTTGCAGTGATGTTAAAATCTACTTTTAATAAATTAAGACAAAAAAGAGATGCAAATGGTAATTTACTTTATCCTGAATTAAGACTTGGAAAAGGTAAAAGAACTTTATTTGATTATAGAGTAATTTTATCTAGTAAAATGCCAGTTGAAGATAGTGGAAAAGTTTGAATTTTACTTGGTAATATCAAAGACTTTTATTACTACATTTTAAGAAAAGAATTTACAGCAGAAATGGGATTATTGGCAGATGATTTCAAAACTGGTAAAAAATCTTTAAGAGTAGATAAAAGAGTTGGTTGAAAGGTAAAAGATTGAAAGGCTTTTGCAGTAGTAAAAATATCTTAATTGTAGATATACACAGAGAGCATAATTTATTTATGCTTTCTAGTTTATTTATAATTATAATCAAATTATGAAAACAAATAGAATTAAGGTAAAAGCATTAGTAAATAATGATTTATGCAAAAAATGAGAGATTATTTCTATTAAAGAAACTATTTATAATGAATATTACAAAGATAAATTTGAAATTGTAAAAGAAAATGCAGTTGAAAAAGGTTTGAAAAAAGTAAAAAACTTTATAAATAAATTTAAGAAAAATGATAAATAAAAATGATGTAAAATTGTATTTATGAATAACTGATAATAGTCAAGATGATTTATTGGATCAGATTATTAAAAAAGCAAAATCTTTTGCAGAAAGTTATTGTAATCAAATTTTAGAGAAACCTACTGAAAATATTACTGAAGTTCATGACTTAACAATAAATCAAATATTTTTATACAATATACTAAATGTTAGTATAAAAAAAGTTTATGAAAATACTTGAACTGATTTTAGTATAACTTGGGAAGATAAAACTTGAGATTGAAGATATTTTTTAGAAAAATTTTGAGTTTTGACTTTTAATTATACAAAAAATATTGTAAATGCTATAAAAGTTGAGTATTTAGCTTGATATGATGAAAATAGTATTCCAGATGATTTAAAGCAAGGTTTAATTGAATTATCAGCATTATTTTATAGAAAAAGTGAGTGAAAAGCATTAAAAAGTGAAACAATTGATTGAGATAGAGTAGAATTTGAAGTTATATGATGAGTGAATAAAGATGAGCTTCCTACTTCAATAATAACAATACTTGATAAATATAGAAAATATGACATTTCTTCATAGTGAAACAAGTTGAGAGATTATAAAACTTCAATATGAAAATTGAAAGTGAACCTATCAAAATACTTGAATTATATTAAAATGACATCTAAAGCCAGTAAGTATAACAGATACAGATTTTGCAATTACTGAAACTACTGAAAGTTTATGGAAGTTTACAATTAAAAGAAAGTTATGAGAGACAATAAATATTGAAGATAGTGATAAACTTTTAATTGGATCAGAAAAATATATAGTGCAAGGTAAAAAAGATTTTGATTGAATAAGTTTTTGAACAACAAAAATACTTTTAACAAAATAAAAAAATGATACTTGAAGTTGAAATAAAATGAGAAAAAGAGTTTTATGAAAAATTTAGTTGAGCCAAAATTTGATGAGCTATAACAAAAAGTATTTATAAAACTCTTATTTTTTTAGAAAGTAAAGCTATTCCAGAAACACCAATAAGAACTTGAAATTTAAGAAAATGATATAATGAAAAAACTTTTACAGATTGGGGAAAATTATATAATGATGTAGAATATGCTTGATATGTCCATAATTGAACTAGATTTATAAAAGCAAATCCTTTTCTTGAAAGGACAGCAGAAAAGAATATAGATAGAATTGAAGCAGTATTTAATAAAGAATTTTTAAATGTATTAAATTTTATGTAAAATGATAAATGAATTAAATGATAAAATACTTGAAAAACTACAATGAATTGATTTATTGCAAAATACTTATGATTATTTTGTAATTCAAAATGAAGGGTTCCCTTATGCTAGTTTTGAACTTGCAGAGTTTGATTGAGAGTTTTTAGATAGTTGTGAAAATAAAAGATTTTGGACTTTCAAGGTTGCAATTTTTCAAGAATTGAGTAAACTTGGAAGAGAAAATGCAAAACAAAGTTTATACAATATTCTTGAAAAAATTATTGAAACTTTTGATAAAGATAGTCAATTATGATGACTTGCAATTAATACTGAAGTTGTAAAAGGACAATTATGAAATTATACAAGTGATAAATGATGAAAAATGCTATTTTTAGACTTAAATATAAGAGTTGAAACTACTTTATTTATTAAATAATATATTATGAAAAAATCAAATAAAATGATAACTTGAAATGAAAAAAAAGTTGAGAAAAAAAGTTTAAGAAAATTTTACTTTCCAGAGTTATGAAGGACAATTGAAGCAGAGAGTATTGAAAAAGCTACTGAATTAGCAAGAAAAAAATAATTTCTAAGAAATAGAAAAATGTTTGAAAAATTAAAAAGTTTTTTTTGATGAAAAAAATCACAAAGTTTTTATTCATTGTCTGATATGTCAATTTTGAGTGATTTATTTAATGATAAAGACTATTTACATAATCTATCAAGAACTGATTATCTAACCTTATATACAGGTTGGATTTATGTGTGTATATCTACTATTGCAAATGAAGTAGCAAAACTAGATAAGCAAGTTTTAGAAAAAGAAAATTTTTCTGATAGAGTAAGAAAAAGACATCCATATTTAAAATTAATAAAAAGAGAATTTTTAGTTGATGTTGTAAGTTATTTACTATTGACTTGAAGTGCTTTTATTAGAAAAGAAATGTTTTGAAAAAGTATTGAAAAGTTATCAGTTTTAAGGGCAGACAGAGTTCAAATACTACAAGATGATTTATGACAAATAACTTGATATAAATATTATACTTGAAAAGATTATAAACTTTTATCAAATGATGAAGTTTTTTGAATTCATATGTTTAATCCTTATCAAACTTATCCTTATAAGACTTATTGAATAAGTCCTATACAAGCAGTGGCAATGCAAGGGTTCATGGACAAAGAAATAATTAATTGGAATTATAAATTTTTTAAAAATGGAGCAACAGTTGGGACAGTTGCAGAAACTGATAAAGTTATAAGTAAAGAAAATAGAGAATATCTTATAAGAAAACTAAAAGCTGAATTTACTTGACCAAATAATGCTCATAAACTTGCTATTTTAGACCATTGATTAAGATTGAAAGAAATAAAACCTTGACAAAGGGAAATGGATTTTGTAGAGCAAAGAAGATTTACAAGAGATGAAATTTTATGAATTTTTAAAGTTCCAAGAGCAATTATTGGATTATGAGAGCAAGTAAATGTATGAAATGTAGAAGCATTTGAAAAAATTTTTGCAAGTAAGACAATCCTTCCATTAGCAAAAATGATTGAAGAAAGTTTAAATGATAATGTTTTTGAAGGTAGATGATATTTTTCTTTTGTAAATATACTTCCTATTGATAGAGAAAATATTTTACTAGATTATAACTCAAATTTAATAACAAAAAATGAAGCAAGGGGAAAATTAAGATATGAGATACTAGATAAATGATGAGATGTGTTTGCTGATTGAACTGAAATAGTAAAAGAAGAACCTAAAAAAGAGTTTAAATATTTAGATAAACTAGAAAAAGCATTAAAAACAAGTATGAAATGAACTGATGAATATTATCAAAAAAAATGGGAAGAAAAAATCCAAAGAACTGATGTTTATGAAAAAGATATGCAAAAATTAGTTTATAGAATATGGAATAATCAAGAAAAACAAATAATCAATAAATTAGAAAAGTGATTAAAAGCAGTTGAA